TTAGATGCGTTTAAATTCTGACAGGTCTGCATAGACGTACTGAGTGCATTCGCACTCAGCAGTTAATCAGCCTATCGCTATTTAATGGATATTACTTAGGTCTTTTATGACTAACTAAGATACCTGATCCAAGAACGAAATTCTCGTCACAGATAACCAGGAAAGGTTTGTTATACCTAAGATTAATATATTCAATGATGTACTCACACCGTAGCCTAACGGCCTCTACTTCCTAATGAGGATCTCTTCATTAAGCGGGACAGTAATAAATCTGTTTCCCCGATATTGTTGTAGTGGGTGCTCTAACCATATACTGTTTAGAGAATACATTAATTGACCAACCGTTAAGTCTGTTATCCAAGCCAGGAGGATCACTACATTCACGTAGTACTCTTGTTCAAGGAGCAGTGCAGGCGAATGAAGGATGTATGATTCCTATTAAGGTTTTGTATGATCCTTATACCATTCTCTGGCGGCGATAAGGGAGGGAATTCTCCCTTCTGATTACTTACTAGCTATACTGGTACTATTCAGTCGTTACGTGCGGAAAGGTTAAATTAACCCTTTCACCCTTGCTTAAGGGGAGTATCCGTTTCACTCGTGATGGACTCAGTAGGTCTAGTGCTTCAGCAGTAAGAACTGCCTATCATTAGGTACATAAATATCTATGCTGAGCCTAATGCGACCCTTCGAAAGTTCTAGTACGCTGTTAAGCAGCGCCTCATGGACTAGCTTGTCGAAGTCTTTCGACTTAACTCAATCATCTATATGGTTCTCGTACGAATCATTGTTTTAAGCATAGCTTCAAACCTCAAATTCTAGAATTTTGAAAGTTGGTTATTTAAGTTAGAAGAATTTCTTCCAAGTGTAGGAATACCCTACTCTTTCTAGTTCTAAAACAAGAGATCTACTGATAATTTATCAGTAGTCTTGAATGTTTACCGGCTTTGACTCGTAAGAGCAAATGTTCTAGATCCTTTCGGTTACAACGGCATTATAGCACCGTTAGACTCTTGCTCACCTTTTACTACGCTTGCGCTCATAGACTTATAGTCGTGATTTTGTATCTATCCCTTCAGATAGGAGCTAGGAATAACCTAGTCTACGTAGAATAAGAGAAGCAGCAATAGGGAATATCGCAAAAGTCAGAAATAAACGAATCAAAAGAACACTAAGGATAGCTAACCTTTAGTGTAGTACATACTAAGTACGGGAATTAGAGAGCTTTGGAGACGTCGTATCGTTATCGGTCCTTTGTGATCGACTACGAGTAAACCTACATGCACTACTCGGTATTATTACCAGTAGAAGAGAGTTTGAGTAATATTCAGAAGACTTCTGATTATTTGAACTAAAAGTTTGAATTAAGATCTCGATATGAGTGCTGCCTCTTACCTCTTAGTTTACTGGGATTAACCCAGTGTCTTGACTAAATAAAACTCCTTATCTCTAATACCATCATAACCTTTGATGGTGCGTATAGTATTCGTCTAAAGTAACTTATGGACCAAGGATCCATATTACCTCGCCATACCCATTTCCTAGTTAGTAGAATACACATGGATTAGCTACTCAAAATATAGTACATTGAGTTAGGTTCATGTAAGGAAGTCTACCGTCTGAATTACTGATTCAGTCGAAAAGGCTACTTAGGGACTTTTGATCCTTCCATAGTTCCCTTAGGGACTGCTGCAGCGAGTGTGGCTGAATGTCATTTCAGTCAGCGTCCTACTCTGGCCTTTGGGAGATCATCTTGACGATAAACGTTAAGAGTTCTCTCTTTAGGTACCAGAGAGGCGTCAACGTCTCAGCTGATGAATGCATCGAAGAATGTGTTAAATTCCTCTTTGCTCATTTGCGCAGGGACTAATGCCTCCACGGGTCCTCGAGCGACGTCACTAAGCTTGTTAGCTAGTTGGAAGTCCGATTTCACGGGATACATCAATCCATGTACGAGTCACGTTAACTCTTCCACTCGTCAGTGTGGTAGCTCCTCGAGCCCTGTTGGGAGTCAAAGTGAGGTCTTATCTGATTGGAAATACCCTGTATACGACGAAGTCGCAAGAGGGTCCCATCCGTAAGGACGAGTTCCAATAAATAATTCCTTAATTTTATCCCATTGACTCTGAGATTCCTCAGGAGTCAGGATTAACTCAGATTTAGTGCTTTTTGCTCTGAATCAATCAAATCAGGTCTCTTTGGAGTTATGGCTTAATCCAGGAATGAGTATATACGTCAACAATCACTTAATGTGACGGTTAAGCTTAGCTAGAGAACTCTCTAGTAAGGCACATGTCTTATACCCATATCCACGGAATTTAACCATAGAACTAATGGTTCACTCAGGCGTGAACTTATTGAAAAGTATCATCGCCCCCTCGAGGTTGAGGCTGGCAACATCCAATTCCTTGAATGAAACCGGAGAAAGATCTGAATCTCGATGTATAATTCGTTTGGCAAATTCGAACGTATCTTTCGATACAACCGATTTAACCATATTAATATCTACACCAAGGTCTTTCATCACTACGAGATATCGTAGATAGACATTACGATTGAAAATCACAATGTCATCCCCTAATACCAGGTAGGCTGAGAACCATTTTGGTCAACCTTCCTTCCATGCCGCATATTGCACTATAAAGTGATGTGTTAAGGCCAACATAGCTCAAGAAGACAGGGCCCCCATGGGTTGCCCTACTGAGTATGTCACGGATTCGGGAACTTTCATTCCAATCCGTCTGTGATGCACAGGAGTACTGTACTCACGGCCTACAAGGAGAGAGCGTCATGACTCTCCTGCGCCAGGTATCAGATGGTTAATAAGTAATGATTGAAGAGAAACGGGAAGCCTGTCTGTTGCGGCCGAAAGGTCACACGAGGCGGCAAATCCATTCTTCTTCAACAGAACTCTCCCAAACTCAACTCCAGCTCCTTGATCAAAGGTTGCATCTTGCTTAATAGTTTTCAAAATTAAGAAGAGCATCTTGTGAACAGGTCGCAAGAGCATTTGGGATCATCAGTCTACCATGGCAAACACACGCACTTTTCCGGGCTCCTCCTTGGCTCCCAGACGTCCAAGGAAAACTGGTACGAAAGACTTGGACTTCAGGACTGATAGAAACTTTTTAGTTGCTTTCCCCTTGAAGTTCTCCCCAAGTCTTCCCCCGGTGGTAACGATTGGGATCGCCTTTCCTAAGGCACCCACCTTCTCCAATGTTTTCACTAGAGTTGTCTGCCCTGTAAGAGCAGCAAATTCTTTAAAAGAAGTAAACAACTTCTCGAACTTGGGTGAAGTTAATGCTACTGCTTGAACAATCATAGCAGTTGTGTTATTAAACATCGACCACGGTGGTTGGATACCTTTCGTTGGAGCAATTGCTCCTGGGCCAGATTTTGTAATAATCTTTGGTTCTCACTTCTGAGGAACCAATGGGTGATAACCCATTCTCTTAAAGAAGATAAATATAAAACTTCGATAAGGGTTAAGATTAAATTTTGGACCTGGCTTGGTAATAGTCTTCAGGTTAAGTTTCCCCTTATACTCTAGAATTCTATAAATAGAAAATAGAGATAATCAGAAACGAATTACCCGGACATCACCGCGTCGGATCGCCCTTCTATGAACTGAAGGGATCAGTTTTGGCAATCCTCCGCCAGAGCTAGCCACGCGCATTCCAAGACTGTTTCCATCTATGGGTTTCAAAGCAATTGCCTTGATAACCATAGTGGACATTACCTTAAGGGTAATGGCCAGCCCCTTGAAACCCATGTGGTTTCTCGTCTTAAGTGCAAAGCGGGTAAACCTAATTAAAGCTAAAATCCATGAGCGACCAGAACTTCCTAGAAGTAGGATAGGTAATCTATTCAGATAACCGATCATACTTCTTTCGCCTGTGAAGGCGTGTCGTCAGTTTCGAGACGCATGTAAACGCTTATACATTGTACCAAAGTACTTTGATAAAGCATTTATACGTGTTTTCATATCATTTTTATTTGTTAAATGTTTATGAACGGTCTAACCGCTCGAAACTCTGTAGTCTCCCCCTGGGCGCAAAGCCCCAGAAGGCTACAGACGACCCCCGAATGGGAACTCTGTTAAACGACAGAGTAGAAGTTTGCTGTATCTAATAAGATACAAGTCGCCGTATTTCTACGACGGGGCCACCCCGATGAGTGGCAAAACGAGACTGTGCTTGTCTCCGTCACGGCATATGCCGCGAGACGAAACAAAGCGCTAGGTTATCTTTCGACCTACCTAACTAAAGAGACGCTTTACCTCCCATCTTGGTCCATAGGATACATGAATGTCCATGCTGAGTCCTACACGCCTTATATACGTCTATTACTAGATCGTAAGGCTGTAGCCTTCACATTGCCATTTCTCGAAAAAGAGATGACAAGTCAAGAGGATACCTCTTGGCCTGCTACTTGTGTCTAACTGACACAGATGCTTCAGTCCAACCGCTGTTATGCGACTGAACCTTCGGATTGCCCGAGGGAGAGAGAGTAATTGAATTGTGCATTGGTCACCAATCTAGGAAGTCAATCCTATTGTCAACCATACTTGACATAACCAGTCAAGAACACAATCTTTTACAGCATGTTCGCTTAAGGACGTTAAACGTCAGATCCGTGATCGGTGGTCTACATTAAATAATTTATTTAATGCAGGGACTCCGGGATCGGTATCCTGTAGTTTACCCACTTAAGAGCGTGCTATCTCTGAGAGAGGTTATTGAGTTATATAACTCAAAGATGCAACGGCATATAAGCCAACATGTCGCAAGAGCTCTCTTCACAGGGACTTTTGTGATTTACGAG